CCGCTAAGATCTAGTTGCTCGACCTCTTCTTTCAGCTTATCAATTACGTTTTGGTACTCTCTAGCTGCTGCTGCACTAGAATCTTTTAAATCTTTATAAGCCTGATCACTTTCAACTAACCCTTGTTTTGTTGTATCTAATGCTGCTAAAAGCTCAACTTCACTCGAAGCAAAAGCCCTTACCGTTTCGTGAGCTTCTTCTTGCGCCTGCGCAAGGGCATATTGTGCCGCTCCAGCCGTTTCAGTAGAGTTCTCATACGCATCAATAGATGCCTTAGCCGCTACAAAACCTTTCCTTAAATCTACTAATGCTTGAAGGTCTTCAACAAGATCATCTTTTAGCTTGGCGCTTTTTATGGCCTGCTGACCAAGAAGATATCGCCTTTGCGACTCGGTAATATCCTTGAATTCTTTATTTAACTCAGCGATACGTTCAGCCAAAGTTTTAACTGTTTCAGCAGACTTCTTCATTGAGGGGAAAAGAGATGTAGCTACAGCGGCGCTCACAGCAAGTAACGCACCAATAACCGCGCCGTGAGGTCCGAAAAGAGATGCAATCTGAGAACCCTGCTGACCAAACACCAGCATGGCGTTCTGCCCCATCTGAAGCTGTACAGCGATATCCTGTACCTGGTGGCCTACTTGACCTAAACCACCACGCATAAAGCGAAATTGTTGAGTTAATGCGCCACTTGATTTAGCTAATGCGATTTGCTTGTCACGGAAGATTTGAGCTGATTTAACGGCATCCAACTGAACTTTGCTGGCACCCATCATCTGGAGCTTCATCAACTCCAGTTCGTTAGTGGTTTTACCAACAGCATTACCCTCAAGCAAGAGTGCCTGAGTTAGGTTTTTAACTTGCTTTTCAACCTGCTGGGTAGAGCTGTTAAATGTCGCATAGACCTGCGAGAATTTATCCTCACCTTTTAGCTGAATTACTACGGTTTCTGCTGCCATCTTCCTTTTCTCTTTTCAGCTTAATAAAAGTAAACCAGTGATTAAACTCATCAACGGTCATAGCGTATATGGTCGAAAGTGGTTGACCAAGGTAGTCAGCCAAGCTGTACATATTATACAGCTCGGTGACATTTCCTTGATCATCGATTAGTTTTTTTCGCGTCCTTCTTCAGTCTCTGCATCAGGAGTTAGAATAAAACTAGCGATTCTTGATACCACTTCTGGGTCAGCATTTCTGCGTAACTTAACCTTGTCACCAATATCAAATAAAGACTCACCTTTCTCATCAGTTGTTCCATAAATAATGGAGTAAACCAAATAATCAGTGGTGTCACCATCCGCTCTACTCATCCACTTAGACTTGTCGTCTAAAGATAGGTTTTTGGTATAGACAGTAACATCCCATTCTTCGACATATAGTTTCCGAATAGCTTTAGTATTGAAGTGTGATACAGCAGTATCAATTAGTTTTCCCATGTTTTACACCGTGCCAGTAGTTAACGCGCCATTGCCGGTGACAGAGAAAGAAGCCTCAACAAGGCCATCAAAAGATGCTGATTTGCTTACAGATGTAACAATGCAAGCACCTGACCATTCCACATCACCAGTGTTATTTCCAGTAGGATACAGGTTTATTGTAATTTCTGCACCTTCTACAACTAACAGTTGACCAGTAGTGTCTTCGTCATCCCAAATAGCATTGAACGATGAAGTCCAAGACTTAAGAGTTGGCTTGTGAGTAACCCAAGAGTCACCCATAACAGTATCAGCTACTGTTTCGGAAGTAGTCTCAAGAGACCAATCTTTAATTTCAGCGACAGCGTTTGCACCAACGTAGACTGCGCCATTTTTACCTGTGTATGTTGCCATTTCTAAATACCTCTAAGCGCCATAGCGCATTAATTAACGTAAGCGAAAATCGCCATTAAATTGCCACATCAGGGTTGTTTTCTCTAACCCGATATAACACATCAACAGTCATAGTAGCCACCGCAACAGGCTGATCACCATCACCATTAAAGTCTGCTGAAAAATCAGAAATCATTACATTTGCCGCATTGCCATTAAGGGTTATGTCAGAATACAAAGCCTCTTCAACCTCAAGACAAATTTGATCCAAGGAATTATCGTATCCGCTTACGCCTTTGACGTAAACTTCCAGCGTAAAGCTGACTGTTCTTTCCTGAATCCTGGGCAGCCCCATAGTTGAATACTCAACATTTTCACTCTTGCTGAATATCAAAAGACCGGGCAGCTTATCTGCTGCCAAGGGATAGACTCTACTTTGATATATGTTGCTACCAGTAGTAGACAAGCCAGTTAAAGTAGATGTTATCTGGTCTCTCAGCAGCTTTCTGACATGAGCCATTATTGTGCCTCTAAAGCAATCTCAGTAATTCCAGTTCCGTCAGCCATGATAACCGTAGCAATATAACTTGACGATCTAATAGTAAAAAGGTCACCTTCAGCAACACCAGAAACATCTGATGTTTTAACTGTCAATCTTGGCTGCTCAACTGCAAAAGAAACCGATCCACCACTGTCAATAGCCTCGTAAGTGCTGTCGAAGATACCAGTAATAGACACAGGCGATCCACCAAAAGGCGTAAACGTAACAAGCTCGCCAAAGTCAGCGAGCATTATTGCGCGTTCAATGCCAGTCTCAATAGCCATTACTTAAACTTAGACCGCTTCTTAACTTTCGGTGCAGATTCAGTCACTTCGATGCTGCGATCTTCTAATACGACAGACTCAGCAACAGGAATCAAGCGACCCATTCCCATCAGGTTTTCCAATACACGCTTGTCATCTACTTCAACATGAGCGCCAACTTTATGGGTTTTACCGTGGATAACGCAGCTTTTAATTACTTCATATTTCATAACATTCTCCTTTAATAATGCCAACTCAACGAATTGACATAAGTAAAGAAGAGGGGCCGAAGCCCCTCGACTAATTACGCGCCATCGTTACCGATTGCAAAGCTAACAGCGTGACGTACTGCAACATCAACTGACTGCAAAGCAACCAGACGAATAGTACCGCTCTTAGACAAGCTGTATGGATCAACAGTAAGATCCAAGCCGCCAAACATACCGATAAGAAGGTCATCAAAGTTACCGAAGTAAAGGTTTCCAGAAGTAGCCTGGTTGGAAACGATTCCGCGATATCCGTTGATGGTGCCGCCTGGCTCAACTACGAACTGAGCAGTGTTAGCAGCTTTCTCAGTAGTCTTCAGAGCGCCGTACATGCCAGCAGGCATGATGTAAGACAGGTTGCCCATCAGAGCATTGTCTTCAGCTACAGCAGTCTCAAGAGTTACCACCTCAGCAAAGGTTGGGTTAGCAGCAGCAAAGTTAGTTACTGAGTTAACGCCATTAGTGTTTAGGATACCAGTAGGCTGACCGTTTGAGCCAGTTCCTTCCAGACCAGCCTTATCGATTGCGATTGCAAGAGCGCGGCTCAGGTCATCACGAATCAGGGCTTCAACATCCAAGCTAGATTGGATCAACAGTTGACGAGTTACGTCAGTGAAAGCACCGAGAGTCTTAGGGGCCAAAGACACCTGACCAACAGTCATTTCGCTTTCAGTAGAATCGCCACCTTCAGTTGCAATCCAAGCAGCAGTAGATGCAGCACTCTTACGAGGGATCTTAACGTCGCCGCTCAAACCGCCCAGCATACGAGCGCCAGCTTGCATGACAGAAGAAGAGTTGCGAAGTGCATCAATGAAGTCACCGCCACGGAAGTCATCAGAGAACAGAGCAGCATCATCACCGCTGTTCATGTCACGCTTCCAAGTGCGAAGTACTTCAGCAGGAAGCATCAGACCTTGTGCAGTAGTGCCGTACTGGTCGGCAGCAGCTCGTGAACACTCAAACTCAAAAGCAGCAGCTTCTTGAGCGCGGCGATCAGTTGGGTTTGCAAGTGCGTTAACAGCACGAGCCAAGCTGAACTTACGAACTTCTTTTTTGCTCATACCAACGGACTGATCTTCCAAGCCACGCTGTGAACCAATAGTTTCTAACAACTCACCACGAAACTCTTCGATGCTACGGCCTTCGCTAATTGCTTTGCGAGCCATTTCACCTTGATTGTGACGAGATCCAAGCTCAACGATCTGAGCTGCGTTACGTTGTGCGGATTGCTGTGCTTCAGCTTTTACCGCTTCGATATCAACTTCTGACATAGTATTTCTCTCTTTAAATGAAGTTTTAATTACGGGTTTATGTGAAGGTTCGCTCGACCGCCCAACGCCAACTGTCATATCGGCAGGAATAGACACCAAACTTGCTTCTACAGGCTTCCACGACTTGGCACGATATGTGTCTTTATTGCGTGAATCCTTTTCCATCTTGCTGATAGCATAACCAACCGAAATGTTGGCTTTAATACCATCAACAACATCAGAGAATGCCTCACGGGCTAGCTCGCCTTTTCCAAAGCGAACCTTTGCGCGCAGTCTACGCGATTGCCCATCAAGTTCTACTGATTCTATAACACCAACCTGCTTCTCTGGATCGTGATCCAACAGCAGCGGTGCGCGACCAGACGCTAAGAACGACAAATCAATCGCCTCGGCAGTATGGTCCAATATTTCTTTGCCGAATGAACGCTCAACAGGCTCTTCACTTGAAATAGCTATTTGGACAGTTCTCTTCTCCTCATCAATAGGAGACATGTCGAGTGCCATCGATCTATGCTTAACTTCAACGCCTTTACGCTCGGTCGGAGTATCGTCTTCAATGGCTTCTTCAGCAGCTTCTTCAACTACCTCTTCAACCACGGCTTCTACCTCTTCGGCAGAACGCTCAATAACTTCTTCCTCGACAACTACACCTTCTAATTCTTCGTTGTCCATAGTAATAACCTCTTCACTTCGATCATCGTTAATTTGGTTTGCGATTCTACGCGACCATGAGAATCCTGCATCTCCACCCCACAAAGCCCATGCAATTCTGCCTGCTGATGGATAACCTTCCTCTCCTGGGCTAAATCCCTCGGCCTTCTTATCAACCTCATGCCGAGAGAAGAATGAATACATTCTCTTAACGGTATCGAAAGAAAGCTCTTTGCGATTCTTAATGTCCCTGGCGCGAGCCACACCAACTTCAGTGCCTCCACGACCATATTCTTTTCGCCAATCAAGACCCCGGTTGGCTTCTGAGACCATTCCGTCACTAGGACGGGTATTTATCTCTTTACCCTTATACTTCGGCATCATCATCCTCGATTATATCAGGATTTACAGAGTTTAGCGTAACTCCGAAAGGCTCCAGCGCATATCTGACACCAAACTGCTCGGCGATATCACGATCCCTAGCAATCTGCGAGACTAACTCTTCAACATCCTTGCCGTACTGCGATGCAACGTCCTGAAGGCTCAACACGCCGTTCTTCAGCCCCATTACAGCAGCATTCATCTCTTTCTGCGGGTCAACCCAACTCCAAGCCTTGCCTCT